TCTGAACAGCGCCAGGCTCGCAGCCGTCGCAAGGGTGGCTTGATGAAGGAGGCCTACGCATGAAGATCGAAATCGAGATCGAGAAGAACGGCGAGTACAAGGACAAGCCTGGCGAGATGGAAAGGCCAGAGCTTGAAGACGAGCAGAAGATGGCCATCGGCAAGAAGCTCAAAAAGAACCTGGCGCTGACGCGCATGGAGCGCAACCTGCTGGCCGCGTACCTACTCAAGGACGAGGAGGACGACGAATGAAAGAAGTCTGGGACAAGCCCCGGCCAAAAGACCTGGGCAAAACAAAGGAGCTGACATCAGCGCAGAAGGCAAACGCCATGCGCCGAGCGCAGCGCTCTGGCCGGCCATACCCCAATCTGATTGACAACATGGCGGCGGCCAAGGCCAAAAAATGAGCAAGCTGAAAGATCCCGACGGTGGACTGACCGAGGCCGGTCGGCGGCACTACGAGCGCACGGGCGAGAGCAAGAACCTGCAGCCCGGCGTGAAGGAGTCAAGCCCCGGTGGCCAGCGTGCCCGGCGCAAGGGATCTTTCCTGACACGTTTCTACACCAACCCAAGCGGCCCGCTGGTCAAAGACAACGGCGAGCCAACCCGTCTGGCATTGGCCGCACGGGCATGGGGTGAGCCTGCGCCTCGCACCGCAGCTGCTGCCTCACGCCTGGCCGCCAAAGGCCGCAACCTGCTGGCCAAGTACAACGCCGAGAAGGACTGATCATCATGGAATACAAGGACAAAACCGGCGGCATGCGCTTGACGCCTGAGCAGATCATCAAGCGCCAGGATGTTGCCCAAAAGAAAAAGGACGAGTTCCAGGCGCTCTACATGGACGCCTACGAGTTCGCCCTGCCCCAGCGCCAGCTCTACGGGGTCTGGGAGGGCAACTACACCGGCAAAAACAAGATGACGCGGGTCTTTGACTCGACGGCCATCAACAGCACCCAGCGCTTTGCCAACCGGCTGCAGTCTGCTGTTTTCCCGCCGCAACGCAAGTGGGCGCGGCTGGACGCCGGCAGCGACATCCCGACCGACCGCAAGGATACCGCCAAGGCTGTGCTGGAGGTCTATGGCGACAAGATGTTCACCGTGCTGCGGCAGAGCAACTTCGACATCGCCATGGGCGAGTTCCTGCTCGACCTAGCCGTGGGCACTGCCTGCATGATGGTGCAGCCCGGCGACGATGTCAGCCCCATCAACTTCATCCCGGTGCCGCTGTTCCTGGTGACCTACGAGGAGGGGGCCAACGGCCAGGTGGACAACGTCTACCGCAAGATCCGCATGAAGGCCGAGAGCATCCAGCGCCAGTGGCCAGACGCGAAGATCGAGGGCCAGCTCAAGCGGCTGATCGAGGACAAGCCCACCGAGGATGTCGAGCTGCTTGAGGCCACGGTCTATGACGCCAAGCGCGGCGATTATTGCTACCACGTTATCTACAAGCACGGCAAAGACGAGCTGGTCTACCGGCGCCGCAAGTCCAGCCCCTGGGTGATCTCGCGCTACATGAAGGTGGCCGGCGAGATCTACGGTCGCGGCCCGCTTCTGACCGCCCTGCCCGACATCAAGACGCTCAACAAGACCATCGAGCTGCTGCTCAAGAACGCCAGCCTGGCTGTCTCTGGGGTCTACACCGCGGCTGACGACGGGGTGCTGAACCCCAACACCGTCAAGCTGGCGCCAGGCGCCATCATCCCTGTGGCACGCAACGGTGGCCCGCAAGGCCCGGCCCTGGCCGCCCTGCCACGCGCTGGCGACTTCAACGTGTCGCAGCTGGTCATCAATGACCTCCGCGCCAACGTCAAGCGGATCCTGCTGGACGAGTCGCTGCCACCCGACAACATGAGCGCCCGCTCGGCCACCGAGATCGTGGAGCGCATGAAGGAGCTGTCGCAGAACCTCGGCTCTGCCTTCGGTCGACTGATCAACGAAACGATGATCCCGCTGGTGGCCAAGATCCTCGAGGTCATGGACGAGCGCGGCCTGATCGACATGCCGCTGCGGGTCAACGGCCTGGAGGTCAAGGTGGTGCCCGAGGCGCCGCTGGCCCAGGCCCAGGCCATGGACGAGGTGCAGGCCATCCTGCAGTACGCGCAGCTCATGCAAGGCTTCGGCGCAGACGGTGCCTTCGCCCTGAAGAACGACCGGATCCCCGACTACCTGGGCGAGAAGCTGGGCGTGCCGATGGCTGTGCGTAACAGCCAGGCAGAGCGTGCCGTGCTGATGGAGGAGGCTAGGAATGCACAACAACAGGCCGCCATTGCCCAGGCAATGATGATGCAACAGCAAGCTGGCCAAGCGCCTATGGAACCAATGGCTCCACCTGAAGGGGCTATGGCATGAGCGGCTGGGACGACCTTGAGTCAGCCGACCAGGCCGAGGACATCCGCGAGGTCAAGCAAAAGCGCGAAGACCTGATGCGGCTGTGCCTGCGGGTGCTGGGCAGCGAGGATGGCCAGAAGCTGATGGAGTGGCTACAGGAGATGTATGTGGATGTGCCCGTTGCCGTGCCGGGCGCTGATCCCAGCTATGCCTTCTTTGCCGACGGGCAGCGAAGCGTGGTGCGGGACTTGATAGCGCGGGTTAATCAAGCAAGGAAACTATGAGCGACACCAACGACCAACCCGGCGGCGATTCCACCGGCCTATTGGACTCTGTCACCATCGAAGACCCAAACAAACCAGCAGAGCCGCAGAAGGCTGAGATCCCACACAAGGCAGAGGCGCCAGCCCCAGCGCCAGCCCCAGGCGCACCCGAGGCGCCGCCAGAGTGGCTGCCCGAGAACTTCGTCAAGGACGGCAAGGCCGATTACGAATCGCTGGCTAAGAGCTGGCGGGATCTGCGCGGCAAGATCAGCAAGGGCGCACACAACGCGCCGGCCAATGGCAAATACGACACCAGCAAGTTTGGTGAGAACGTTGAAGACAACCCCATGGCCAGCACCATGGTTGGCTGGGCCAAGGACAACGGCCTGTCCCAGGCCCAGTTTGACGATCTGGTAGACAGGCTGCAGACCAACGCCAAGGAAATGCTCGAGGGCGACATGGTCGATCCCAAGGCTGAGATGGCCAAGCTCGGCCCCAATGCAAACGCAATGGTCAACGGCATGGTCGATTGGGCGCGTGGCCTGGTCAACAAGGGCGTCTGGAGCAAGGACGACTTTGAGGAGTTCAAGATCATGGGTGGCACAGCTCGCGGGCTGCAGGCCTTGGTCAAGATCCGCACCGCATACGAAGGCCGGGTGCCCATCGAGTCAGCTCCGCTTGAAGGCGCACCATCCAAAGAAGAGATGTACGCGATGGTGGCTGATCCCCGCTACAAGACAGACAGTGCATATCGGCAGAAGGTCGAGAAGATGTTCGACCAGTTTGCCAAATAGACGAGGGCGTCTCCCCCTCCGCTGCCGAAAGGCAGTTGCCCTTTCCCCGGCCCGAGCGCCGGGGTTTTTTTGTCCATAATGCAACAGCCCCTATTGACAACTGTTGTTTTTGTCTACAATCAAGGACATGGCTCACCGGGTAACCGGCCCTGACCGCAGCGAGATGCTGACGAGTGGCTGACGTAAACAGCAAGCACAGGCCCGCATCTGCGGCTTACCGGCGCGAGAACCCTGATCAATCAACCGAATGAGGTAAATCAAATGAGCGTTTCTCTCTCGAACGCCTTTGTGACGCTCTTCGATGCTGAGGTCAAACAGGCTTACCAGGGCAAAGCAATGCTGGTGGGTGCTGTGCGTCAGCGTCGTGGTGTCGAAGGCTCCACTGTCAAGTTCCCCAAAGTGGGCCGTGGTGTTGCCACCGCCCGTGTGACCCAGACCGATGTGACCCCCATGAACGTGGGCTTTAGCACGGTGACCTGCACGCTGGGCGATTGGAATGCCGCTGAGTACAGCGACATCTTCTCGCAGCAGAAGGTCAACTTCGATGAGCGTTCTGAGCTGGCCCAAGTGGTGGGCGCTGCTATTGGCCGTCGCCAGGATCAGATGATTCTGGATGCGCTCAATGCAGCTTCTGGCACTGGCACCGTGGCAAACTCTATTGGTGGCTCGAACACCAACATGAACATTGCCAAGCTGCGTGAGGCTGCAAAGATCCTCAATACCAAGAATGTGCCTGCTGAGGGCCGCAACATCATCATCCACGCCAACTCGCTGAACGCGATGCTCGAGCAGACTTCGGTCACCAGCTCGGACTTCAACACCGTCAAGGCGCTGGTGCAGGGCGAGATCAACCAGTTCATGGGCTTCACGTTCCATGTTCTGGGTGACCGCTCGGAAGGTGGTCTGCCCATCGACGGTTCGTCTGACCGCACGCTGTATGCGTTCCACAAGGACGCCATCGGCTACGCTGAAGGCATCGCTCCTCGCACTGAGATCAACTACATCCCCGAGAAGACCAGCTGGCTTGTCAATGCCCTGTTCTCTGCTGGTGCAGTTGCTATCGATGCCGAGGGTATCGTGAAGATCACTGCCCGCGACACTGCGGCTGCAGCCTAATAGGAGGGTCTGAGAATGGCTTACTCTGCAGATGGCTTTACCGCCTACAGCGCTTCCAAGCGCGGCAACGCACCGTCGATGTATGGTTACAAGACCACCGACGCGATTGCGGATGTGAACACCAGCGGCTATTTCAACGCCCTGGCCAACACCCTAGAGGTGGGCGATGTCATCCACTGTGTGACTTCCACCGGCACTACCGCCGTGGTCACTCTGGTGTATGTAGTCTCCAACGCCTCTGGCGTGGTGGATGTGACCGACGGCACCACGCTGTCGAACACTGACAGCGACTGATAGGCGTCAACCAGAGCGGGCCAGCCACTGAGTACTCGGGGGCTGGCCCTTCTCACATTGAGAGGTTCACATGGCTGCAGGCGATACCGGAATCACCATCTGTTCAGATGCCCTGCTGATGCTGGGCGCGAAGGCTATTTCGTCCTTCAACGATGGCACCGACGAGTCCAGCGTCTGCGACCGACTCTACCCAGACATCCGAGACTCCACGCTGATGATGTACCCGTGGAGCTTCAGCATGAAAAAGATTGCGCTGGCCAGGCTGATCACTGCGCCTGGCAGCGTTTGGAAGTACGCCTACCAGCTGCCGGGTGATCGCCTTGGC